AGCAGAGCAATATCTCAGAGATGTGATGATGCGATATCGGAACAAATTAGTTTACGACGCTAACACAGGAGAGATCCGCGATGACAAGAAGTACATGGCAATGCTTGAAGATTTCTGGCTCCCTAGAAGGGAAGGTGGCCGTGGAACTGAAATTTCTACTTTGCCTGGAGGTCAAAACCTTGGTGAAATCACGGATATTGAGTACTTCAAAAAGAAATTATATAGGTCGCTCAACGTACCGCCTTCCAGAATGGATGGAGAGGGAGGATTCAACTTGGGAAGATCCTCAGAAATATTAAGAGACGAATTAAAATTCACAAAATTTGTAGGTAGATTAAGACATAGATTCTCTAGAATGTTTGACGATATGCTGAAGACTCAGCTTATATTGAAGAACATTATCACCCCAGAAGACTGGGAAATAATGAGTGAACACATACAATATGACTTTTTATATGATAATCACTTCTCAGAATTAAAAGAAACAGAACTCTTTAATGAGAGAATTACAGTTGCAGCAGCTGCAGAACCATATATCGGAAGATACTATTCTCAAGATTATGTAAGACGTAAAATACTTCGTCAAACTGATATGGAAATATTAGAGCAAGACGAATTGATGCAAAAAGAAATAAAGGATGGAGTAATTCCAGATCCAAATGCACCAGTTGATCCACAAACAGGTCAACCAATTGGTGGTGAAGATCTAGGAGCTCCAGTCATGGAACCAGAAATAGATGGGTCTGCAACTGAAGCACCAGAACTACCTAAAGGTGGTGAAATATAACTGCACTACCTGTAGTGTATAAATACTATACGAGTAAATTAAAATCATGGATGAATTAATGGATATGATGACTACTGACGAGTCACCATCACAAATCAGCGATAAGATCAAAGAGATTCTATTCAACAAATCAGCAGAGAGAGTTGATGCTTTCAAAACTGATGTTGCAAATGGATTATTTGGTGATGTTGATGTTGAAGATGAAGAATTAGATGATGAAGTTGTTGATGAAGTTGAAGTGGAAGATGAAGTAGAAACTGAGGATGAAACCGAAGTTGAAGCGGAATTAGAAGATCAACAATAAATTATAAATAAAAGTTAAATGAAACTATTAGCATAATGGCACATAGAACCGTTGGAGTAGGTCAAACGATCCGTTTATCGGGAACAGCGACGACATCTACTGCATTTAAAGTACAATCAAATGTTTTAAGAATAGTAGCGTCGGGTGCTAATGCCTATGTTGCGATAGGAACTGACCCAGTTGCAACTGCTACTGATTATCTTGTTACCTCTAGTCAACCAGAAACTTTAGCGATGTTAAAAATGTCGCAAAGAGTTGTTAGTATTACTAAAGGATCAACAACAGTTCTTGCAGCTCCTGAAGGAACTCAAATGCCTTTCAATTTAGGTGATCGAGTTACTTTAGATTATGAAGGTGATTCTACAAATGACTCTAACTATACTACTCTAATCAATGATACAAAAGTTGTTGGTAAAAGTAGAAGTGCTGGAGTTGGTGGTGACTTTGAAGAGAAAATTACTGTTGAGGCAAATACCTCTGGTGTTTCTACTGCATTCACTCCAACAGGAAATGCTACATTATTCATGTCTAATAAAGTATCTGTGATTTCACCAAATTCAGATGCAAACTCAGTTGTTCAAATTCAACAAGTTCAAACTACAGGTAGTGCGTAATGAAACTAATTAGGGAAGAAATCGAATCTGTTGAGTTTCTTGTCGAACAAAAGAACGGCAAGAAATCAATGTATATCGAAGGTGTTTTCTTACAAGGAAATATCAAAAATCGTAACGGCAGAATGTATCCTATGGAAACTCTTCGTAGAGAAGTTGGTCGTTACAATGAGAATCACATTCAATCAGGTCGTGCTCTTGGAGAACTTGGTCATCCAGAAGGCCCAACTGTAAACCTTGATCGTGTATCTCATAAGATCGTCTCTCTAAAAGAGAGTGGATCTAACTTCATTGGTAAGGCTAAAATCCTTAATACACCAATGGGTAAAATCGCATCTTCTTTAATTGAAGAGGGTGTAAAACTTGGCGTATCTTCTCGTGGTGTTGGTTCACTCCAACAGACAAAAGAAGGTTTCGCTGTAGTAGGTGAAGATTTCATGTTAGCAACTGCTGCAGATATCGTTGCCGATCCTTCAGCTCCTGATGCTTTTGTAGAAGGAATTATGGAAGGAAAAGAGTGGGTATGGGATGGTGGCATACTTCGTGAGAAGTTTGCAACTAAAACATATAAACAGATTAACACTCTAGTCGATCAGAAAAAACTAGATGAGCAGAAATTAAATCTGTTCAGTGATTTTCTGTCTAATTTATAACTTTTCTAAATAAATTATAGTTCTCAATAATCTAAATAACTTTTGGAGCAATAAAAAGCAATGGCTAAGAAACAATTACAAGAAATGGATGTAGCAGCTGGAACTAAACAGTCTAAGACTGCCGTGAATGCCAACGCTAAACCAGCAATGCCGATGGATACATCAGTAGCAGGGAGCGTTGAGGATCTCGGAGGCCCTACACCAATGAATTACAAACCAGATGATGATTCAGCAAAACTAAAAACACCTGGTGGCACTTTAAAGCAAGTTAAAGATGTCGTAAACAAAGGTGCAAAACCTGCTGATCCAATGAAAGGTGGTATGAAAGAAGACGAGGAAATCGTCGATGAGGTTATTGAGGAGGAAGAGGTAACTACTGATGAGGTAGTTGCTGAAGAAGAAACTACTGAGGAAGTAGAAGTTGACATCGAGGAAGATGTTAATGCACTCTTTGGAGGAGAAGACCTTTCTGAAGAGTTTAAAGAAAAGGCAAAGCTTGTTTTCGAGACAGCTCTAAATGCTAAAGTTTCCGAAGTTAAGGAAGCATTAGAAGCAAAATACCAAGAAACACTCGAAGAGAGAATCGCAGAAGAGAAAACTGCACTTTCTGAGAGAGTTGATAACTATCTTGAGTATGTTGCAGATGAGTGGTTCACCGAAAATGCTCTTGCAATTGAGCAAGGGTTAAAAACAGATATGACTGAATCCTTCTTAAGTGGGATGAAGTCACTCTTTGAAGAACATTATGTAACTATCCCTGATGACAAATATGATGTGCTGGAAAGCATGGTAGAAAAACTAGATGACATGGAGACCAAGCTCAATGAGCAGATTGAGAAGAACGTTAGTTTAAACAGTAGACTCGGTGAGTCTGTTGCTAATGGTATTCTTGAATCAGTTTCTGAAGGATTAGCATCCACTCAGAAAGAAAAGCTCGCTTCACTTTCCGAAAGTGTAGAGTTTGAAAGTGAAGAATCTTATCGTGAGAAGTTGGAGACACTTAGAGAGTCATATTTCTCTTCTAAGGCAAAGTCACCAGCAGCTAAATCTGATACAATTTCAGAAGGAGTTGATAGTGCAGATGCAACAGATGTATCTGGTTCTATGAATGCTTATCTGAAGACACTATCAGCATTTAAGCAATCCTGATTTCGATATTAAACAAACGCAAACACTAATTTTTTAAGCAAATGTTCCAATCAGAACAACTGCAGGAAAAGTGGAAGCCGCTATTAGAGTATGATGGCCTTGATCCAATCAAAGACAATCATCGTAAAGCTGTAACCGCAGTTCTGCTAGAAAACCAAGAAAAATTTTTAAGAGAAGAGCAAGCATTTGGTAACGGTATTAACCTTATGGAAGCTCCTCCAACCAACGCAGCAAACGCTGCTGGTGCTGGCGGTGGATTCGGTGGTGGTGCAACTGCTACTGGCCCAGTTGCTGGTTTCGACCCAGTTCTTATCTCATTGATCAGAAGATCTATGCCTAACTTGGTGGCATATGACCTTGCTGGTGTTCAACCAATGAGTGGCCCTACTGGATTAATCTTCGCAATGAGATCCAGATACACTTCACAGAGTGGAACAGAAACATTCTATGATGAAGTAGATACAACATTCTCTGGAAACGACTCAAATAGCGATGAAACAGCTGGATTTACAGATACACCTGCTGGTTTCGGTTCTGCTTCACAGCAAGGATCTAACCCTGCAATTCTAAACCCAGTTGGAACTGCTGCTACACCTGGCTATAACGTTGGTCAAGGTCTAGTA